CGACAGTCATGGGGTGTGGGTGCTTCACAGCGACACCTCAATCCAATCCGCGATCTCATCGAAGGTGCAGCCGTGCTCATCGTTCAGGGAAGCGACCGATGCGGAGGTGTATCCGCCGACATCGCAGGCCACGCGCGGATTGTCCTCCGCGAGTCCTGCCCACACCATCACAGGCAAGGGGAGCGCGAGGTTGTTCCAGTGCTCGATCCCGTGATCGGGCTCGCTGTGCCAGCCATCACGACCGTCCCAAGAGACCACGCCCTCGCGTGCAGCGAGATCGCACAGGACGCCCAAGCAGCAGAATGCGTCCACGGCATCGTCCGGACGGGTGCTCCGCAGGCAGTCACGTCCCTGCACGTACTCGCCGCTTCGCAGCGCTGCGATCCAACGTGCCTTGATCTCAGGCTTCACAGCATCACCGCCTTCCGGCTGGAGCGTGTGCGGATCGTCTCGCGGCGCTTGCGCATGGCGCGGCGCTTGGAGCGATCCGGATCGACGCACACGGACCACAGCCCGTAGGCGAGCGCTGCACAGACGCACGCGATGGCGAGGTCTGTAGTGGTGAATGTGAGGGTGAACATGGTGGGGTCTCTCTCCGGCGTGTGCCGGGGTAGGTGGGTGGGTCCTGCACGGTGCAGGGGATGCCACACCCGTAGGTGTGGGCACCCGCGCATCGTCTCATCCGCCCCACGCGATCAGCGCCTCTTCGCTGCCCGCGTGCCACACGACCTCGGAATCGACGTACTCGACTGCATCGCCAAAGATGCTGGATTCCATGTGTCGGCGCTCCACGACCACGGCAGGAAACTTCGGTGCAATGCTCTTCGCGAATCGGATCGCTTCGGGCATCGTCGCGAATGCATCGATGCCGATGACATCGCCGTCAACGTCGATTGTGCGGACATCAAATTCGGTAACTCGTGCCATTGTGTTCTCTCCGGTGTAGGTGGGCGAATCCGCACGGTGCGGACCCTTCCGCAGCCTAGGGCGCTGCGGTCGGGTGCATACCGTGAGTCTGTCAGTTCGATGCGGGCACCTCCCAGTCGCAGCATGGCGTGACGGGCTCGGCGTACAGCGCAGCCAGCCGCTGCCATTCGGGCGTGGCGCGGACATCGTCCGCCATCCTCGCCAGGTCGGCATACTTGGCGTGGCCCAGGCCCATCGCGTACACCGCACGGTGCGCGATGGCGCCCAGGTCACGCGAGTACCCGACCTCCTCGAAAGCCGCTGCGGCATCGTCAATGTTCGGCGCCGTCTCCATGCCGTCGATGATGACGCAGTACAGATCGGCCAAGGCCTCGGTCAAGGTCAGGGCGACATTCTCGGGGCCGACCTCCCATGCGGTGCGCATCGTGTTGCGCAGGTAGTTCTGTGCCATCGCGAGGTCGCAGGTGTTCAGGATTCGTGCCATGTGTCTCTCTCGATTCTGCCCCATCGGGGCGTTGGGTGGGTGTCGCAGGCTACGTGCCGTTGACGTGTGGTACTGTCGCACACCATCGGCACGTTGTCAAGGCGTGCCGCAGGAATTCTACGAAATTTCCGAAGATCGCGTTATCGGGCTCCCGGAGCCCAGCGCCACGCCAGCCACGTCCCAATAACCAAGCCCATCGCCCCGGGTCGGCGTCCTGCGCCAGCGCTCGCCTGCAGCGATGCCCCTAGCAGCCCCTAGGATGCCCTATACGCCGTTCCAGCATCCGGAGGTCTCCAGACACCACCCCGAGGCTTCGGACGGATCCTAGGGCATCCTAGGGGGCAATGCGGGCGTGTGCGCGGGTGTGCGCAGGCGTGGGCGGGTGCGTGCCCGCACCTGTGCGCGTTCCACGCTCCCGCAGGCGCGCGCATGCCCGCGTACGTGTGCGCGTACGCGCGTGTGCCCGTGCGCGCGCTCGCGTATGCGCGCGGGTACGCGCAGGCGTGTGCGCGGGTGCGTGCGCATACGCGCGTGTGTGCGCGCCTGCGTGCGCGTGCGGGGGCGCGCGCGACTTCTAGCCATGCTGCCGCTAGCCCAGTTGCCCTAGCCCAGCTGCCGCAGCCCCTTTCGGGGAGACGACGCCCATCCACCTAGGAATCTTTGGGAAAATCTTAGGTAGTTCCCCGCACGGATTCTAGGGACCCGGATAATGGGACCTAAGGGTCAGGAACAACAAGGCCCCTAAAGAATGCTGTTTGGGGAAATGATCCCCGGAATCAATAAACAGCCATAAACCCTAGGCATATGCTTAGGAATACCTAAGGACATCCTTAGGCATTCTACATCTTACCCCTTCAGGAGAGCCATGAAGCAGACCGACCTTGACCAAGAGATGCAGGACGCAGGAGTCCATCGGTACAGGACACGGATCAACAAGGCACGATCTAGGGGACACGAGACATTCAGTGGAGCCGGTTACCGTGTGCTGGAAGAGAGCACGGGGATCTTGGCTAAAGCCATCAAGTCGTGGAAGGTCAATGCAGCCAATGCTCCAGGACGGCTTCACAGGGTGTATCCCTACCTGAAGGGCCTGAAGGATTCCGTCATCGCCCTGATCGCATGCAAGGCCATCCTGGACGGGATCTCGGTCTCCAGGACGATCACGGGACTGGCCAACCACGTGGGCAGCATGGTCGAGGACGAAGCCAAGGCCAAGTGGCTGAAGACCAACCATCCAGAGGTCTGGCAGAAGGCCATGTACCGCATGAGCCGACAGCCCAGCGAGCGCAAGAAGCTCAGGCACCTGAAGACCAGGGCCAGGGACAAGGACATCGAGCTGCCTGCCTGGCCAATCCCAGAGCGCATTGCCGTGGGCTTTGTGCTGGTCGAGCTGTTCAAGCAGCACACAGGCATCATCGAGACGGCCAACCGCACCAACAAGGTCGGCAGGGAGATGGTCATCGTCAGGGCCACGGACGAGTTCATGGAATGGATGCGCAAGAGCCACGAATGCATCGAGGTCCTGAAGCCGGTGTACATGCCCATGATCCAGACTCCACGCAAGTGGGATGGGCCTTACGAGGGGGGATACTTTGCAGGGATCCTGTGCGGACACCGGCCCTTGGTCAAGTCCCACAACCGCGAGTACATGAAGACCCTGGAACACAGGGAAATGCCCTTGGTCTATGACGCAGTCAACCAGATCCAGTCCGTGGAATGGGCCATCAATCCCAAGGTGCTTGAGGTCATCAAGCACTGCTTCGAGAACAACCTGATGGTGGGAGGCATCCCCGACAGGAACGGCACTCCCATTCCGCCTAGGCCGGATCCAGCCACAGAGGACGCAGAAGCCAAGAGGCAATGGAAGAAGCGCGCAGCATTCACGTACCACAAGAACGACGCCGACAGGACTACGCTGTATGCAGTGGCACGCAGCCTGAAGCTTGCCGAGCGTTTCCTTGGGCAATCCATCTGGTTCCCTCAAGAGCTCGACTTCAGGGGACGCATCTATCCCAAGCCCATCTACCTGAACAACCAAGGAGCCGACTGGCAGCGTGCCTTGCTGACCTTCTCGAAAGGGAAGCCGGTGGACAGCAATGCCTACAGCTGGCTGGCGGTGCATGGAGCCAATTGCGCTGGAGTGGACAAGGTGCCGTTCTCTGATCGCCTACGGTGGGTCACCGAGAACCATGCATGGATCGTCAAGTGCGGACAGGATCCGATCTCCAACCTGGAGTGGACCGAGACGGACAAGCCCTTTTCGTTCGTTGCGTTTGCCATCGAATGGGCTGCACTAGCCAACGACAGGAACCACCTATGCGCCCTGCCTTGCCATCTTGACGGATCCAACAACGGCCTGCAGCTGTTCAGCCTGATGATGCGGGACGAGCTAGGAGCGATGGCCACGAATTGCCTACCCAGCGAACGCCCTAACGACATCTACCAGCTCGTGGCAGACAAGGCCGTCGAGAAGCTGCAGCAGATGAGCGATCCCCTAGCCCAGTGGTGGATCGACTTCGGACTGAGCCGCAAGACCACCAAGCGCGTGGTCATGTGCCTGCCCTACGGGCTGACCAAGTACAGCGCCAAGGCATACATCAGGGACTGGTACATGGAGGAATGCGCCCAGCGCAGGATCAACTTCGGCTACGACGTGTTCAAGCACATCTCCCTGCTGACCGGAGTCGTGTGGGAATCCATCGAAGAGGTCGCCTCCAGTGCCACGAAGTGCATGGACTGGCTACGCAAGTGCTCGGACGTGCATATCGAGAACGATATGCCGATCAGGTGGAGCACGCCCAGCGGGTTCCTGGTCGAACAGGCCTACCGCAAGATGGAGAAGGTCGTCGTCAAGACCAGCATTGGCAAGGCCATCCGCCAGCATGTAACGGTGGTCGATAGGCCGGAGCTCAGCCCCAAGCGCAACCGCAACGGCATCAGCCCCAACTTCGTCCACAGCATGGACGCCAGCCTGCTCATGTCCGTCGTGCTGACGCTGCAGAACAACGGCGTCGATTCGGTGTCGTGCATCCACGACAGCATCGGGGTATGTCCTGCTGACGTGGGAATTCTGTCCACCGCCATCAGGGAATGTGCAGTGGACATGTTCTCCGAGCCGATACTTGAGCAAGTGCACAAGGAAATGATTTCGTACCTTCCTGCAGGAACCGACTTGCCCGAACCTCCTGCCCGAGGTACAATGGACATCAACCAGCTGGCAGATGCCGACTACTTCTTCGCCTGATTGCTGGGATCAGGCCCAAACCCAAGACCGGAGAGATCCACCATGTCAAGCCGCAATCCGCACATCACTACCCCCAAGGGCACCGCTGTCTTCCCGAAGCTCAACGAGCCTGACCGCCGCTTCAAGGCCGAAGGCGAGTACAAGGTCACGCTTCGGCTGCCCGACTCGGAGGCCAAGCCCCTGATCGCGCAGCTGGAGAAGATCCGCAAGGAGGCGTACGAGGTCGAGGCCAAGAAGGCGGGCAAGAAGCTCAAGATGGCTGGCCTGCCCTACGGTCCCGCCATGTCGTGGAACGCAGACACCGAAGAGAAGGTGCCCATGCCTGGCTTCACCGACTTCAAGTTCTCGCTCAAGGCACAGGTCACGACCAAGACCGGCAAGAGCTGGGAGCAGCGTCCTGCGCTGTTCGACTCCAAGCTCCAGCCCATGCCTGCAGACAGCGACCCCGTGGGCGGGGGATCGATCATCAGGGTGAACGCGGAGGTTTACCCTTGGTACACCGCATCGCTTGGCTTCGGGATCTCCCTCCGTTGCCGAGGCGTGCAGGTGCTGGAGCTCAAGACGTACGGAGGCGAGCGCAACGGCGCCTCGTTCGGCTTCGAGCAGGAGGACGGCTACCAGGCAGCGCCAGTCCCGTCAGGAGCGGAAGCCTTCAAGGACGAGGGCACGGACACGGACGAGTCCGCCGACTTCTGATCCATGAGCTCTCTCCCCTTCCCCGCAATCCGGATCTGCATTGATCCGGTGCCTTGTCCCAGACCGAGGGTGGGTCGGTTTGGGGCATACTACCCGGCCAAGTATTCCAACTGGCGCAAGAAGTTCCAGCTGGAGCTTGGCCGGGTAGTGGGGAAGGGTTTCGAGCCGAGCGACGACTTCCTGTACGTGGACCTCAGGTTCACCTGCAAGAAGCCCAAGTCAACGAAGCTTGCCTGCCCCAAGCCCGACATAGACAACTACGCGAAGTCCGTGCTGGATGCATGCAATGGCGTGCTCTGGTTCGATGACTCGCAGATCGTCTGCCTGTACGCCACCAAGCTTTGGACACCCACCCCCAAATGCGATCCGGAAATTCTGATAGTCGGTTCATCCGTCACGCCCCATGCCCGGCGTGCGGCTCGCAAGACAACCTAGCCGTCTACGACGACGGCCATTCCTACTGCTTCGGATGCGGACACTACGTCCACGCCGAAGGTCATGCCATTCAGCCAACGAGGAGAGACATGCCCACCAACCTAGTCGATACCGAATACCAGTCCCTGTCCAAGAGAGGGATCAACGAAGACACCTGCAAGCTGTTCAGGTACGGAGTCGCGGAGTACCGAGGCAAGCCTGCACAAGTGGCCACGTACTGCGACGACGCCGGATCGCCCGTGGCGCAGAAGATCCGCTTCCCCAACAAGGAGTTCCTGATCGTCGGCGATGCCCGCAAGATGACGCTGTACGGCAGGAACCTGTGGAGGAACGGCGGCAGGATGGTGTGCGTCACGGAAGGGGAGATCGATGCGCTGTCCCTGAGCCAGGTGCAGGGCAACAAGTGGCCCGTGGTCTCGATCCCCAACGGCGCGATGAATGCAGCCAAGGCATTCCGCGAGAACCTGGAATGGCTGGAGAGCTTTGACACCGTCGTCATCATGTTCGACAACGACGAGCCGGGACAGAAGGCAGCCAAGGAAGCTGCCCTGGTGCTGTCGCCCGGCAAGGCGAAGATCGCTTCGCTTCCCCTGAAGGACGCCAACGAGATGCTGGTGTCGGGCAAGGCCAAGGAACTGGTCGAGTCCATGTGGAACGCCAAGACGTTCCGGCCTGACGGCATCGTTCCCGGCAACGAGCTGTGGGACGCCATCGTCAACGAGCCTTCGGTGCAGTCGATCCCGTATCCATGGGCCGGACTGAACTCCATGACCATGGGCATCCGCCAGCGCGAGCTGGTGGTGCTGTGCTCGGGCACCGGCATCGGCAAGTCCAGCGTGTGCCGGGAGCTGGCCAGCTGGCTGATCGGATCAGGAGAGACCATCGGATACATCGCCCTAGAGGAATCCGTCAGGCGCACTGCCTTGGGACTGATGGGCATTCAGGCCAACAAGCCGCTGCACATCTCGATGGAAGGCATCTCCGAGGAAGAGCTGAAGAAGGCGTACGAAGCCAGCGTCGGCTGCGGGAGGGTGTTCCTGTACGACCACTTCGGATCCATCGACAGCGAGAACCTGCTGTCGCGCATCCGCTACATGGTGCGTGGACTGGGCTGCAAGTGGATCGTGCTG